TTGGTCTAACAACGATATCAAAATCTATACCAATATTAATAATGAAGGCATCAAGAATATTGACAGCATCTGTTAACATTCTGTATTCGCCTAAAAACGTTTTTAAATTTTGCTTTAATGCTAATGTGGGTGGCTCAAGTTTGTTTTGATTATTTCTTGATAACACATATAGATTTAAAGCAAATGGATTATTTTCAATAGAAGCAAACGTATCTTGAGTAACTGCTTTTTCTTGAGTAATATAAGCTTTAGACACAATACCATACTTAGGGCTCATAGATAAAGCTCTAATTAAGTAGTCATCCTTAGTTACAGTACGTAACTGAGTTGGGTATGAAGCTAAAGTATTTAATCTTAAATCCTCATTAGTATCTCCATCACCACCACCTGTAGCGGCCGTTGGATTATTAAATACTAGTGATTGTTGAACAGTTCCAGCAAGTGTAGGATTTAAAGTACCTCCATAAAATGAAACACTACCCGAGGCAAGTAAACCTAATGTGTTTGAAGGAATATTTGAAGCAACACCACTACCTACTAGATATTCAACTGCTAGTGTTGTATTAGAAGGAGCAACACCATAAGTTTTAGTATACATGAAGTTTGATGGATCATAAGCTGTAGTCATTCTATCAACTCCATAAGGTAAACCTATACCCACATTTTCAGGGTTTGGAGTAATATATTCATCAGCAGCGTTAGAAACACCTGCTCCAAATTGTAATTGTAATGTATTATCAGATAAAAATCTACTAACAAAACGTCTTGGAACTTTTTGTAATTTTAATAAATATGGGACTTGATCTCTATATTGATATAAGTTAGGATCATTTAACACTGTATTTTCTTCAGGTACGAAGATTGTTTCTTGAGCTAGATAAGGAACTTCATACCATTTATTTCCATCATTATCTATTACATTTGTTATTTGAATAATTTGAGCATCATCAATAGTAACAGTAGGAAATTTTTCAGGAGCACCAAAACTAAATGTAGAAGTTTTTACAGTTCCCGCTACAGCTAAAGCTTGTTTTTTTAATAAATAAAAATCTGGTTGATTTAAACTATTAAGCGAACGTACTGTTAATTCTGTTGGATTATCTGAGCCTGATTGTGTAAAATCAATTTTGTTTTCAATATAAAATTTAATTGCAGGGTCATTAACATATGAAAGTTGAGCTCCCTGCTCAATTATCATAGCATAATCCCAGTTAGGTACAGATTGTCCAAAAACAATTTGTGATGGAATAATTTGATATACATCAACTAACGTAGTAGCAGCAGCTGTTACTTTAGGAGTATAACCTCCTCTATAAGCAGCAGCAAGTAAACTTCTTCTTTGTTTAGCATATTGAACAAAGTTTTCCTGCATTTGATTATCTGCATAGAAAGATAAAACGTCACCTACATAGGATGCCTGTTCAATAAACATCATACCAGGCGAAGCCTCAGTAAAGTCATTGTACGACTGTGGATAATACGTTTTAGCAAAATTGATTAACTGTTGTTTAAACGTATCAAAATCTTTATTTATATATGATACTTTCTTAGACGTTGGCATTTAATGTGGCGTTTTGGAATGTTACTTGAATTTCATCTTCTATATTAGTTAATGCTACTGAATAGCGAAAATATATTTGAACTGAATTTTGATCAAAAAGAGGAGTGACTTTTAAATTTTCAACTATTATGTTTGGAAAATATAAAGCAATTTCGCTTGTGACCATTTGTGTTAGTTCACTAGTGGTTGAAGTTGTTATTTGTTCGAATAACATACCTCTAATACCTGAACCAAACTTAGGGTTAAATACTCGTTCTCTATTATCAGTTAAAAAATAATTTAATAAATTAGATTTTATAGCCTCTTGAGTAGTATATGTTGTATTAATACCTGTAGGACCATCAAATGGGACTGATATACCTACCCCAGTGCTAGGTCTTTTATTAGCATCTAAATTGTTACGAAATATGTAATTTACAGAAGGCATTATAGTTTACCTTTTTCTTTTAAAGCGCCCATCATTTTACTAAAATCAGGAACGGCATTGATTTGAACTTGGTTAATATCGGCTGAGGGACGAGCAGTTGCCATCATTTGATCAACTGATTCTACGGCAGGTGCCCCACCAAAAGCATTCATCATTTCAGAACGATAAACATTAATGTTGTTTGAATCAAAATTACCTATTGATTTCCATTCGTCACCACCTGCAACCATGCTCATTTTTGTTTCGTTTAACAAGTCAAGCATTGGGTTACCTGTAGGTTCAACCATAGGTTGTTTAATTTTTTGATCCATTTCTTCAAATAAACCACTAAAAGCACGACCTGGTTTAGCAACACCTCTGGGTGTTTCATTAATTTCGTTAAGAACAGCAGGTAATTCCTCGCGAAGTGCGCGTTTTACCTCTTCTCTTATTAATTTTCTAAATGTTTCAACTTTCATATATATAAATATTTACAAAACTATATTTTTAATTCTATGATCTTTTAATATCTTTTATAGCTGATTTATTAAATGATGCTTTCCATGCTTCTTCAAAATCGGATTCATCAAATTGATCAAATTTATTTCTTTTTAATAAGCGTTTTTTAATGTCTGTTTTACTTTTTCCATTATCTCTTAATCTTCTTATAGCACGTGCTAAACGTTTAAGTCTACGTTTATCTTTTTTACTACGTTCCTTTTTAAGATTTTCTTCAGGTGGAATCTGTTTAATTAACTCATCAATTTGTGCTTGAGCTTCAGCAGCGTCATTTATTTGTTCTTGTTCACTTGGTAAATCAAGATCTGCAAGAATTTGATCTTCTTCACTTATTGTATTTTGAGTAATTGGATCAGCATTAAGTTTATTTACATCAATTAAATAACGTAATTCATTTCTTATTATGTCAAGATTAGTAGCATATGTTAATTCAGTTTGAATAACAACTACTCCTCTTGCATCTAAAGCAACACCATATCTTCTATTTACAGGAATACCTTCGTCAGTTACTTGTTCTTCAACAATTTCTAAAGTAAATCCTTTATATATAATCTTTTTATTTGGATTAGTTTTTGGTAAAACTGTTTCTAAAGCAGCTAAACTATTTTCTAAAGTTAATATTGCTTCTTTTAATTTTTTAGTTGCAGGAAGATTTGTTGTTTTTTTACATTTTTCAAGTTTTTGTAATAAAATTCTTAAATCAACAACTAATATAGCTAATTTTCTATTAATTCCTGATATAATAGAGTTAAAAGTTGATAAGAAAAAAGATGCTTGAGCTAAAATAGAAGATATTTGTTTTACTTTTTCTTCTAATTTATCTGCTATATTACTAAAAGTAGATATAACTCCAGAAGTTAAAAAACGAGCGGGTATAGGTAATTTACGAATAAATTTAATTAAAACTTCAAATACTCTTACAATTGTGCTTAATGTTCTTACAACAGTAGTTATTTTACCTAAATAGCTTGTGATTGTATTTAAAACTCTGCTTACTACTTCAAGAGATTGAACTATTCCATTTATAATAGGAATAATTTGAACAGGATTTAGTTTATCCTGTAATTTAGTTATAGCATTTTTCGCTTGAAATACTGCTAATAAATCAGCAGGATTTTCAGCGCTTGAAATACCAGATAATATACTTTTTAACTCAGAAAATGTTTGAGTAATTTTTTGTAAATCCTGATTAGGGAAATTACTTATATTAGTAGGAATTTGTTCATTAATTCTTTTTAATGAACTTAATAATTTACCTCCCCCAGGAATTACTTTTAATACTGGAGTGGGGATATTTAAACCATCAATAAGTCCCTTTACTGAGCGTATTGCATCTAAAGTACTGCCTATTGTAGCAGAAGTTCCATTATTTCCTCCTGTTACAGATTGAACAGCGGGGGTAGGTGGTGTATTAAATGTTCCACTACCACCATAATTGGCGTTTTGAGCAGCTATATTAGTTGGAGCAGGTGCCCCACTATTTACATTAGTAGTTGCGCTAGATGAAGTAACACTTCCTGTTAAAGCATTAGCTGGAGGAGCTATAGAAGATTTAGTAAAAGGTTGATTAATAATTTTTTGTTCTGTCTCTTCTATTTTCTGTAATAATTCACTAGCTTGATCTTTTACTTTTTGGAATTGTTGTTCTACATTAGATCCTGAAGGTAATGCTTGGGTGAGAAAATAACTTATTAAATTACATAAATCAATTTCGTTTATAGTCTCAACTTTATCTGTTGTTTTAATAATTACTTTCTTTATATCCTTACTTACTAAAATAGATTTTGTAGTAGCCGTTTGGAGAAAACTCCCCATAGGTGAATTTGGATATGGATAATTAGTAGGTGTTACTCCTTTAAGTTCATTTAGTGTTCTAACCTGTTTTCTTCTATTACTTTTAGATGATGAATCATTTGTAACTTTTACTACTGAAGGATTAGGAGAAATTGTAGGTGCAATTGCTGGTAATGCCTGGTTCGGATTAGCTGGTGGGATTGCCTTGAGAGGATTAGGATTACTATTTATAATTGGGTCAGCCATTTACAGAGTAAAATTATTTTTTGATAATAAACCATCTACTTGAGTAGATAATAATTCAACAGTTTTTAATAAGTCAGTTCCCGCAACGTTAAGAGCTAAAAAAGGAACACCTTCTTTAACACCTTTTACTTTCGATAAAGACTTAGCTAATATAACTAAAGATTCATTTAAATCTTGTAAATAATCAGCTAATCTTCCCCCCTTAACTAGTGGTTCAGTTGCATTTAATCCTAAATAAATTTTAGGTGAATTAATAATACATGCATCATCACTATCAAAATTAATAGTACCAGCTGAAGAAAAACCTATTGATTTTTTAGCAAATATAAATACAGAATCGTCCTTAGCATTTAATAATACTCGACCTGAATTGATTATTGCTTGGTCACCTTTATATGGAAATTCTGGTATATATGCCATTTTATGCTACTTTAATATTTCCTAAATCATATGTTTGACCAGCAAAAGCCATAGTTCTCTTAAAGTTAGCATCTGGTTTTCCTCCTAATTTAGCGTATGGTCCTTGTTTTGCTAATTGTGGATGATATTCCCAATGCCATGTTTCTGTTGATACTGTTCTAACAAACCCATATTTCCAACCATTTAAAGCCATCCATACAAATACATTAGTTAAAGCACCTGTAGATGGAAGAACTGCTGAGAATCCTCCAGTATTAATATCTATAGCAATTCCATCTCCATGTTTAGATTTACCAGGGGCAGCAGTTGCTGGATGGAAACAACTAGCGCCAGCATTCATCCTTTGATTATCGTTGTATGCTCCACATTTACCTGTCCATCTATCAACTGTTCTCAATTGATATTGAGCTGTAAATTTAAGATCTACACCTTTGCTAGATTTACAATTAACAGGTGTAACTGGAGGTCTATATCCACTACTAACCCTAATATTAACACCAGCTGCTTTAGCAGCAGCAGCCATTACTATAAATGCTTTAGCTGCTTCGAGTTCTACTACTTGACTACCTACTACAGCTAATGATATTGGTCTACCGGCATTGTTAGTATAAGTTCCAGGAACTATATCTAAACCAGATCTAGCAGCTAATGCTTTAGCTTGTTCAAGTTGTGCAGGAGTTAAATTAACTTCGGTAGTAGTAGCTCCTGGTGTATATGAACTTCCAGAGGGTGCAGGTGGAGGTGGGGGTAAAATAAATTTTTCTAATTCTTTGGAAATTTCAAGAGTTGGAGGGTTTTGATCCCAATATTGAGATTCATCTTCTACTACAGTAGCGTAATCCTCTTGATAACTTAATGCTTGAATTTCTTCACCAGCCCATGTTAGTGGTCCTAACTTAGATTCAGGAATAGGTTCATATTTAGAAGAACCAGGACCTGCAGCTGGAGTTCTTTCTGGTGATGGACTAACTGATGCAGTTGGTGATGGGTTTTGAGTTGTTGAATTATTAGGAGCTTGAGAAGCAGTTGCTGCTACAGAAGCTGTTACTGGTCTAGTTAATGCAGGAGTTGTTTCTGTTAACGATTGAGAAGTAGCTAATTCTAACTCTTCAGCATCTGATTCAGTTAATGGTTGGTTTTGAGGTTGTACTACAACATTAGGAATCTGAACTACAGCAGCCGATGAAGTAATAACCATGTTGTATGATGCTAAATTTTTAGAAGCAAGAGTCATTTGAATCTCTTGCCCATTAGTAAGATAAATTGATGAAGCATCGCCATCAATGTCTTCAAATATAGGAGTCCATCTTACACTTGGAACTTGTTTTGTTTGTCCATTACGAATAATAGTAATCGGACTTGTATTTTTTCCTGTTTTACTCCAAGGACTTACTACTGATTGAGATGGAAATATTGATGTATGTGAAAAACGAATTGAATTACCAAAACGTCCTTCAATAATAGTATCACCTTCAACAGGATATAAATTTCTAATTTGTGGATCTTCAATAAATGTTTGTCCTAAAAATAAATCTTTAGGAGAATCGTCTTGCTTTTTAGTTAATCCGTTTTCAGTACTTACGTATCCAAGTAATGTTTCTGATTTTTGTGTTGCACTTAAATTTTGTAAGTCAGGAAATCCATTATGATGAATACTATTCCAAACATTTACATTATTTAAATAATAAAATTTTTGTGCTTGAGGATCATTATTTAATACATCTGTAGATTGAATAATAAGTACTATTTCATTTACTAAAGGTAAACGTCTAAGGTTTACATCCATTGGTGCCGCAATTAGATTAGCTTTATTTTCGCTATCAACTACAGAATACAAGGGGTGAAATGAAATATATCCTATAGAAGGATATCCTTTATTTTTAGCAAACAATGAATTAGGATCTGTACTAGGTTGCAAAATAATATCCTTAACCCTAGCAGGGAAAATTTGGGGTTTTTGGCCACGTTTACCTGATTGACCAAAACCAGCTATATCACCACCAAAATTAGGAGTTAATGGCATCTGCTTCTTTTATTTCAGTTTGTTTAACATTTGTACCTAAATCATCTAAACTCTTAAATAACATTTCCTTATCGGCGTCACTTAAAAGTAAATCCTCGTTTGCCCCTGAATTCATCATAGCGCGTTGAACGATACCGGCCATTTTAATTAATGCCTCGTCGTTTTTAACGGCTATTTCCATATATTCCTTAATCAATGGAACAATGAGAGTAGCATCACCAGGAGTTTCGATTAATGGTTTTAAACCCTGAATTAAAGCAGAAATTTGTTTTTCCTTATCCTTGGAATTAGTATATATTTCCTTAAGTAAGTCGGCGAATGTTTTATTCCCGAATAATGTTACTTGACTAAAATCCATGATGTTTTGACAATAAATATTGTCTTAGAAAACTTTTAAATATCAACTAACCTATCATGCTCAAGATATTGAGAAAGCAAATCTTTATATATAGTCTTTAACTTTTTAATTATCTTGGTAATTTGTGGAGTTGGTTGATCTGTAATTTCTCTGATGTAAATGTATATACCTTTTTTATTGAATATGTCTAAACTTTCGCGCTTTCTAAACAATTCCATTACAGCATCTGCTGTACGTGCGTCATCTTCTTTGGGAAAATATTTCCATAAGTTTTTATCAACGTAAGAAACAAAGGCGTTAACAAAATTGTTAATAGGCATATTGTTATGTTCCTCATTTACTAAATCAATAAAAATAGATTTATCCTCATCTACGGCACTTACCTCAGCTTTTTCCTTCAACTTTTTATAGTTGGCGTTGTTATATAGAATTAAATAACGCTTAGCAATTGTACCAAAATATGAGTATGCTTTACCTTTTTCTTGCTTATATAAGTGTAGTTTTTCAAGCAAAAACGCTACTACTTCATGTTTAAGTTCGTCAATTGTATTTACTTCAGTATAATAGAATTTGAATGTATGAATAATGTTTTCCGCTAATTTATGGAAAGCATAGTTAATTCTATCATTGAATATTTGATTACGTTTAATAGGACTACTTGTTCTTAAATATTCCAAAATTGCTTCTTCAGTATCGCTCGTAAAGTATTGAATTGATTCTTTTGGTTTACGTTTGCGTACCGTCCCTCGTTTTGTAAGGGCGACGGTTTCTTCTTTTAATAACTCGTCTATATTATTTTTTGCCATTATTGTTTTCTTATTTTATACACGTTTAGTGTTTCGGACATCTGTTTTAAACTATTAAAGAAAAATCCAACTTCATCATCGCTAGCGAATGTACCTCTATTATCAACTTCCTGGAGGCGTTTTGTAATATCTTCTATTACGGCATCAAGATTATTGATATAAATATCTCTTTCTTCTACTAAGCGAGTTAATTTTTCATTTTGAACCATTAGATTACGCATAAAGTAACCTATAATTGTTGCTACCCAAAGTATGATAGCGATAATTCCCCAAATCATATTATATGTTTTTTAGTATGTTAGCTAGGTTATCATTACCCATTGACTTCATTGCTTTTTGTTTTTGGGCTGATTGACCTGATTTATTAAGTATGAATTCTTTTTTAGGAGCAGGTTTCGAAGATTTACCACTCATTAATTTTGGTAACCACTCACGTTCATATTCAATACGAGCAGCCATCATATCAGCATGATGTAAAACATAAAGTAAAGATGAACGTGGTTTTGTTTCAGGCATATAAGATAACAAATATGACTTGTTTGCCTCGTCATACATTCCATCATGTGTTTTAATAGCAATATATTCGTTTTCAGTCATAGAAACACCTATTGAAAACAGGATATGTAAGCTCCTATCTGGAACAGACATATAAGTAATGTTGGTATTGAACTTATATAGTTCACCTCTGTTTTTAATTTCCCAATCATTGTCGTTATCGAAAACTGAGGGTTGATCTAAAGTACCAAACTTACCTAAATCATGATTGATAGCAGAGAATACTAATTCTTCAATTGTATAGGTATTTTTCATACCCATTTCTCTCCAAACTTCATTTAGTTTAAGAGCACATTCAACTACTCTGATTACGTGATCAATATAACCACCTGGAAAGCAATTGTGATAAGCTTTTTTATGAGAAGCAGGAAGCAATACGAATCTATCCTCGTACTGCTTATAAAAATCTAACAACTTATCCTTGCGTTCGCCAGTGATATTGTCGTTAATTATTTCTAAGAATAAATCCCAGTTTTGTTTTATTTCTTCAGCTTGTAGCATAACGTATTTAATTATATATAAATATACGTCCTGCTAAGGGGGAAACCAAATTAGTCTTTAAGTAATTCTTTAAGTCGACTTATTTGTTTGTTGATTGTATTTTCAAAATAAAATAATGCTTTACTCATACTAGATCCAGCACCACTAACAGGTTCTACAAAATCAGGATCTCCATGTATAGTAATAAAATCTTTGCCATCATCTACTTGAATAGCAGGGAATCTATTTATTTTAAAGCGTTGAAGAAATTCTTGAAAAACATCGGGATGGTGTGTGTCTGTAAAAGTTATTACTTCAAATTTTTCATTATGTATTAACTCATACTCTAGTACTTCACACATTTGGCATCCATGACGTACTATTAATATAACTTTTTTATTCATATAAAAACTGCTTTTTATTATATAGGCCAAATAGGACTTAAATCTACGTTTGGCGATATTTGAGGTCTTAAATTTTGATCAGCTGTTTGTAATTCTGTAATAATTTCATTTATATCTCCCTGTATTGGGAAGTTTTTAGTTGAAAACCAATTAAAATATTTTTTAATAGGATTTATAACAGGTAAATTATTATCTCCTATAATAAAACTAATATTTACAAAATTACAATTGATTGAAGAGTCATCACTAACTTGAACAACCGAACCACTTGTTTTTGATGTAGCTAAATACCAATAAGGTTGAGAACCAGACATGTAGCGGGGAGGAGTTAAATTATAATACAAAACAGGGGATTCACTACCTGTAATGATATTAATT